GGAAATCTGATTTACCTAGTGAAATAATTGCAGGTACTACAGTTGAATGGGTAGATGAAGCTACAACTGCAGGTATTGATGAAACTATATCTAGTCCTGATTGGACATTAGAATATTACTTACGTACAAATACATCTAGTGAAGGTCATACAGCAACAGGTACACAATATTCAAACAGCACAGGTTGGCAGTTTACAATAAGTGCTACAGATAGTGCAGGTTTTGCTGCAGGTAATTGGTTCTGGTCGGCTAGAGCATTTAAAAGTGGAAAAGTATTTGAAATAGGAAATGGTGAGTTAGTAGTAAAACAATCTTTACAATATACTGGTACACCTGCTGCAATAGATAACAGAACACAGGCAGAACAGGACTTAGATGCGGTAACTGCAGCAATTAGAGCATTAGTATCTGATAAGGCACAGGAATACAGTATTGGTAACAGAACATTTAAAAGAATAGACATAAAAGACTTAAGAGATAGAGAAAGTCAGCTAAAGGCGATAGTATTAAGTGAAAAGAGGTACAGTCTTAAGTCACAGGGCTTAGGAGACCCTAAAAACCTCTATGTACGCTTTTAGGAGACTTAAATGGGCTTAAGAAACGCTTGGAAAGGCTTATTTACATCTAATAATGACTTAAATTTACGTAGAAATAGGTTAAAAAGAATGTATGCAGGTGCAAGATTAGATAGAACTAACCTTAGTTGGGTAACGCCATTATCTTCACCAGATCAAAGCTATAAAAATTCTATTAATACACTAAGAAAACGTGTACATGATTTAGTACGTAATAACAATTATGCTGCACAGGCCATAAGATATGCAACTAACCAGATTGTAGGTCAGGGTGTAACAATGCAGGCACAGATAAAAAGTCAACGAGGCGGTACACCTAATACTAGAATAAATGAATCTATAGAGGGTGAATGGAGTAAATGGGGTAGAAAAGATAGTTGTGATATACGTGGTGTTTTATGTTTTTCTGAAATGGAAAGATTAGCAGTAAGGTCAATGATAGAAAGCGGTGAATGTTTTATTGTTATTCATAGAAAAGCGTATGGTAGAAGCAAAATACCTTTTAGCTTAGAAATATTAGAAGCAGAACAGTTAGATGAAGATTATAAAGGTATAAAAAAAAGTAATAAAAATGTATGGAGGTTAGGTATAGAGCTAAGTCCAGAAGGTAGGGCTGTCAGTTATGCTTTTCTTAAAAAACACCCTGGCGATACAAATTTTGCAACAATACCCGAAGAAAGAAGGCATATTATTGTACCTGCAAAAGATGTAATACATTTATTCTTGCCACTAAGACCAGGACAACATAGGGGTGTACCATTTCTATCCAGTGCAATAAATCATTTACACCAGTTAGATGGCTATATAGAAGCAACAGTTGTTGGACAACGTGCAAGTAGTGCATTAATGGGATTTATTACAAGTCCAGAAGGTGAATTAGATGCAGGTGGTGAGGTATTTGATTATGAACGTGTTAGTGGATTTGAGCCAGGCACTTTTAAATATTTAGCACCAGGTGAATCTATATCTGTACCTGACTTAGATAAATCTAATGGTGAATTTGAACCATTTGTAAGGGCAATGCTTAGAAGTATGGCTAGTGGTTTAGGTTGCAGTTTTGAAGCTATATCTAGTGACTACAGCCAAAGTAATTACAGCAGTAGTAGGTTAGCCATGTTACAGGACAGAGATCACTGGAGAACACTACAGAAGATGTTGAAAGAGGTGTTTTACCAACCTATATATGAATATTGGCTAGAGATGGCAGTGTTAAGTGGCACATTAACTTTACCTACTTATTCAACAACACCAGAAGTATATGAAAAGGTTAGATGGGTATGTAGAGGTTACAGTTATGTAGACCCACAGAAAGAAGTGGCTGCTATGAAAGATGCAGTAAGGTGTGGTTTTAAAACACTTACAGATGTTGTATCAGAATCAGGTGGAGATATAGAAGAACTGCTTATTGCGAGACAGACAGAACTGGCAAAACTAGATGAAATGAACATTATTACAGATAGTGACCCATCAGCTACAAATAAATCTGGTGGTAGTCAATATAAACCTATAAATACTGTTGACCCTTTCGGCGATACAAATGCACCTACTGGTGAGGATGCAGAAAACGTAGCAGAGGGTTCAGATGGCAGTTATTAATGGCACAGAAATAGACCTTATGCCTACAGCAGGCATGAGAGAGGAAGCACAAAGGTATAGAGATTGGAAAGCAGAAGGTGAAGGTGGTGGTACAGAAGTTGCACGTAGAAGGGCTACACAAATATTAAGTGGTAATGAGTTATCAGCAGATGTTGTTATACAAATGTCAGCATGGTTTGCAAGACATTCTGTAGACAAAGAAGCAGAAGGGTTTAGACCTGGTGAAGATGGCTACCCTAGTAATGGAAGAGTAGCGTGGGCTGCATGGGGTGGTGATGCAGGTAAAAGTTTTTCTGACGCAAAATCAGCTAGAATAAAAGAATTAAGAAACAATGATGCTATGCCTAAAACAAAACGTACAGCTAAACGTGCAGAACCAGATGAATTATCTGTAGGTGATTATGTTAGATGGAACGCAAGCGGTGGTATTGCAAGAGGTCAGATAGAACGCATTGTGCGTGATGGTACTATAAATGTACCTGATAGCAGTTTTGAAATTACAGGTACAGAAGATGACCCTGCTGCTTTAATTAGTGTTTTTAGAGAAGATGATGGAGAATATGAAAAAACAGATGTACAGGTAGGTCATAAATTCAGCACATTAACTAAGATAGATACGTTAAGAAGTGTTACAAAAGTGTTAAAACGTAGTGGTGAAACATCATTTTCTGCAAAAGAAGATAACACCTATGAGTTTAGTTTTAGTTCTGAATATCCTGTAGAAAGATCATTTGGTACTGAAATACTTAGCCATGACGAGGGTTCTATAGATTTTGGCAGGTTAAATGGTGGAGTAGCACCAGTATTATGGAATCACAATATGGATTCTGTTATAGGTATTGTTAGAAATGCATATTTAGATAAAGAAAAGAAAAAAGGAAGGGCAGTTGTTGAATTAAGCAGAAATCCTAAGGCACAGGAGGTAAAAAGAGATATAGACGATGGCATTTTATCGTCAATTAGCGTAGGTTATCGCATTTTAGAAATGGAAGAACGTGAAATAGATGGAAGTAATGCATTTTTAGCTACAAGATGGGAACCACATGAAGTAAGTGTTGTTGCATCACCTGCAGCACCAGATGTAGGCATAAGTAGAGGTTTAATTGATGACAACACTATGCCTAGTGTAGAAAAACAAGATATAGTAGACAGTAAGCGTGTATACGCAGCGTCAACTGACGCACAACAGCCCAATTCTAAAAAACAACTAACTATGGAAAAAGAGCAACTTGATCTAGAAGTTGTGCGTAGTGAAGCTACTAAAAAAGCAGCATCAGCAGAACGCACAAGAATTAGAGAGATCAACGCAATGTGTTCTAAGCGTGGTTTTGATGACCTAGCAGAACAGTTAATTAACAATGGTTCTTCTGTTGATTCATGCAGAGCAGCTATCTTAGAAAGAATAGATGCAAAACCAGTAGAAACTGCAAAACCTATTGAAGAGCAGTTATCGCCAAAAGAAAAAGAGCAGTACGCAAGAGACTACAAGATTACATCTGGTATTAGAGGTCTTTTAACAGGTGATTGGTCTAACAAAGCATCTGGTTTTGCTAGAGAGATTTCACAGCAAATTGCTAAGGATTCTCAAAGATCAAATAACAGCCAATCTTTGTTTATTCCATATAGTGCATTAGCAAAAAGAGCTACATACGTAACATCAAGTGCTAATACTGGTGGAAATATTGTTGCAACAGATTTACTAGCTGATGACTTCATAGAAGCACTTAGAAACAGCACAGTAATGGTTGGTTTAGGTGTACAGACATTATCAGGTTTAGTTGGTGATGTTGCGATACCTAGAAGATCAGGTGTAGCTTCTACTGGCTATCTATCAAGTGAAACTGCTGCACTCAGCCAAGCAGAAAGCACCTTTGACCAGATTTCAATGACGCCAAAAACTTTAGGAACCTTGTCAAAATTTTCTAGGAATA